GACTTACCCTGACCGCAGCCGACACTGTCGTTTGGTACGCTCCCGTGACCAGTGTTGAGACGTACCTGCAAGCCAACGCACGCATCGACCGCCCCGGCCAGAAGAACGCCATGACAGTGGTGCACATCAAGGGGAGCCCCATCGAGGCGCGTCTGTACGCCCTGCTGCGCGACAACATCTCCAACCACGCGAAGATAGTTGAGCTGTACAAACAAGAAATGAGCGAAGGCACTTGACAAAGTCAAGGAAGCCCGCATAATAGACCCCACCACAACAACGAAGGAGCTAACATGGACGCCGAAGTCCAAGCCCAACCTACCCCCGAAATCAGCGGCGTGCCGCTTGAGCAACTGACTGCAACCTACATCAAGATCAGGGATGCACGCAGCGATCTCAAGCGCAACTACGAGCGTGCAGACGAAGAGCTGGAGAACCAACTCAAGCTCATCGAAAGCGAGATGCTGGAGATCTGCAAGGCGGTAGACGCCAGCAGCATCAAGACCAATGCAGGCACCGTCATCCGTTCCGTCAAGTCACGGTACTGGACGAATGACTGGGATTCGATGTACAGCTTCATCGAGAAGCATCGTGCATTTGCCTTGCTGGAGAAGCGGCTTCATCAGACCCACATGAAGCAGTTTCTTGAAGAGAATCCCGACGTTCAACCCGCAGGGCTCAATGTCGAGCGGGAGTTCACCGTGGTCGTTAGACGTTCAAAGGAAAGTTAGAAATGAGCAACCTCATCCTCAGCCAAGATGTTCCCGAGTTCCTGCAAACCGCAGGTGTCAGCGAGCTGACCAAGCAACTCGCGGGTAACAAGACTGGCATCAAGCGCATCGTGCCCAAGAACGGCACGTTCAAACTCGTCGTCGGCGGCGAGGAGATGGGCAAGATCAAGGGCGACCTGAACGCCGTGATCGTCAATGCCGCACCGAAGGTGGGCCGCATCTTCTACGCTAAGGCGTGGAGTCCCGATGCCGAGCCGACTGCACCCGACTGCTTCAGCAATGACGGCAACAAGCCCGATGCTAAGGCAGCTAACCCGCAGCACCACAACTGCAACGACTGCCCTCAGAACGTCAAAGGTTCGGGCCAGGGCCAGTCGAAGGCGTGCCGCTACAGCCGCCGCATCGCTGTTGTGTTGGAGCAGGACTTCGGCACCAACCTGGAAGGGGAGGTCTACCAGATGAACCTTGCATCCAAGTCGCTGTTCGGTGATGGTGGTGACGGCACGTTCACGTTCGAGAACTACACCAAGTACTTGAGCAGCAACGGCAAGAGCATCGACTACGTGGTGACGCGCATCTCCTTCAACGAGGACAACGACAACCAGTCTGTGCTGTTCAACCCGGCCCGTTACGTCAAGCGTAATGAGTACGAAGTGGTGACCAAGGTTGCCGGTACTGAGCAGACCAAGGCTCTCGTGGTCATGACTCCCTCCCAAGCCGACGGTGTAACGAAGCAGCCCGCTCTCGCCGCACCCAAAGCCGAGGAGCCCGAGCCGACCAAGCGCGCAAGCAAGAAGGCCGACGCCGAACCCACGGGTAAGAAGAACCTGTCGGATGTGGTGTCTGCCTGGAGCGAAGAAGGGTAATCAATGACTCGCGGATACAGCCAATACACCGTCGATCTGAACAAGAGTGCAGATAAGCGGCAGGTAGGCGTGGCTCTGGGTCGCTTGTGTATAGCGAAGAGGGTGCCAGTGGCTCAGATTGCTGAACGCTTCGGTGTGTCTCGTCAAACCGTCTACAACTGGTTTGCCGGGGTGCACGAGCCCAGCCGAGAGCTGCTGCGCCCGATCCTCACATACATCAAAACCCTGACGAAGTAATCCGGGTGGTGCGGGGCTACGGCCCTGCACTACATCCTATTTGTGGTGCCTAATGACAAGCAACTTTGATTTGCTAAGCGTAGTACTCCCTCCAGAGGGTATGTACTGCTCATGGGGCAAGGGAAGATACATAGAGCAGACGTTCCACGAGACACGCAAAGAGCTTGATGACAAGACTCAGTGGCTCGTAGATAACGGCTTCGATGCGTACTTCGGCTGCGCCAAGTATGGGGATGCAGGACACAGAGAGCACTCCAACGCCAAGTTCTTCCGCGCACTGTGGATGGACATTGACTGCGGCCCAGACAAAGCAGCGCCCAACAAGAAGGGCAAGATCTGCGGCTACATAGATCAGCGTACTGGTCTGGAAGCAGTCAGGGCTTTCTGCTTAAAGTTCAAGCTCCCCCGCCCCATCATCATCGACTCGGGTTACGGCCTGCACTTCTACTGGGTGCTGTCCGAGACCATCCCCCGCAATGTGTGGGAGTCGTTGTCCAAGCGCCTGCGCGATCTTGCGCTGGAAGAAAAGCTGATCGTGGACACGGCTGTGTTCGAGGCGTCTCGCGTGCTGCGAGAACCCGGCACGTACAACTTCAAAGACAAACAGAACCCTCAGGTCGTAACCGTCGTCAACGATCAGTACGACGTACGCAGCTACGAAGACTGGAAGGCGCTGATCAACGCGCCCGAGCCTGAGGAAGAGCGCGACTACATCCCTCGTCGGATGAGTCCCCTGATGGAGTCCATGCTGGAAGATCGCGTCAAGCGTTTCAGCACCATCATGATCAAGTCGGCCAAGGGCGATGGCTGCAAGCAGTTGCTCTACTGCTACGAGAACCAAGCCGACATCGAGTACAACCTGTGGCGCTCGGCCCTGTCTATTGCGACCCACTGCATCGACCGCGACGAAGCCATCCACAAGATGTCGAAGGACTACCCCGGCTACTCAGAGGGGGAGACCGAGAAGAAGGCTTCGGACATTGGTGGCCCACACCTGTGCACAACCTTTGAACGCGAGAACCCCGGTGGCTGCGAAGGATGCCCCAACCAGGGCAAGTTCAAGTCGCCCATCATGCTCGGCCTGGAGATCGCCAGGGAGGAAGCGCCCGACGACGGTGACGGCGAAGAAAACGGGCACGCTACCGCTAGCGTCACATATCCGCCCTTGCCGGACCCGTACTTCCGGGCTAAAAGCGGTGCGATTTACATGAACGTCGGCGCGGAAGAAGAGCCGATCATGGTGTACGAGAACAACCTGTACATCAAGAAGCGCATGCGTGACCCGGTCGATGGTGAGGTGGCCCTGGTGCACCTGGACCTGCCGAGAGATGGTGCACGGGAGTTCCCGGTGCCGCTGTCCAACATCGTGGTCAAGGACCGACTGCGCGAAGAGTTAGCCAAGCAAGGGGTAGCCGCAGGAGATACACAAACTAAGAATTTGCTGAACTACCTGATCACCTCCGTCAAAAACCTACAGATTACAAACAAGGCAGAGATCATGCGCACACAGTTCGGGTGGGTCGATGGCGACTCTAAGATCATCATCGGTGACCGCGAGATCACGAAAGACGGCACCTTCTACAGCCCTCCATCGTCGGCAACGTCCGACGTGATCGACATGATCAAGCCCTGCGGGTCGCTGGAAAGCTGGAAAGAAGTGTTCAATATGTACGCTCGCAAGGGGCTTGAGCCGCACGCTTTCGCTGCCCTCACCGGGTTCGGGTCGTTGCTGCTGAAATTCACGGGTATCAGCGGCGCCATCATCAACGTGATCTACCCCCGCTCCGGTACAGGCAAGTCCACCACGCTGTACATGTGCAACAGCATCATTGGCCACCCCAAGAGTCTGGCGTCTATCCCGAAGGACACCTACAACTCCAAGATGCACCGCCTGGGCGTGCTCAACAACCTTGCCAACACCATCGACGAGATCACGAACACCGGGGCTATGGAGTTCTCCGATCTGGCGTACAGCATCAGCCAAGGCCGGGGCAAGAACCGGATGAAGGCGTCGGCTAACGAGATGCGGATCAACTTCACGAGTTGGCAGGGCATCACCCTCACCTCGGCTAACGCCTCGTTCTACGAGAAGCTGCGTCTGGCCAAGGACTCCCCGGACGGCGAGTCGATGCGTTTGTTTGAGTACCAGATCGAGCCGACTAGCCTCATCGACACCGCCGAAGGCAAGCGGATGTTCGACCAACAACTGTTCGAGAACTACGGGCACGCTGGGGACATTTATGCCGAGTGGCTCGTGCACAACCTTGAGGAAGCCAAGTCCACGCTGCGGCAGGTGCAGGCCAAGATCGACGCCGAGATGCAGTTCACCTCCCGCGAGCGTTTCTGGTCGGCCATCGCTGCGTGCAACATCACCGGAGGCCTGATCGCCAAGAAGCTCGGTCTGCACGACTACGACATGCGGGCCATCTACGAGT